AGCTGTTCGTGAGGCGGCCATGATGCTAGCGGTAGACATCTGGCAGGCTCGGCAGACTCCAGCTACCGGTGGATCTGCCGTTGATTTCCAACCAAGTCCATACAAGATGGGTCGTAGTCTAATAAGCCGTGTGCAGGGTCTTATAGCCCCTTACACTGGCCCAAGATCAATGGTCGGCTAATGACAGTAGCAATCACTACTCTTAGATCAACGATTGCAACTGCCCTAGATAATCCGGGCGTATGGTCAGTTTTTAGTTACCCACCAGCTGCTCCGTTGGCAAATTCAATAGTGATTTCTCCAAACGATCCTTATTTGACAACTAACGATAATTCAAATTTAAATATTAGCCCTACTGCACATTTCAAAATTACTTTATTTGCACCCATGTTTGATAACCAAGGCAACCTAGTAAATCTAGAAGATTTTATGATTGCTGTTTATACAAAGTTATCAACATCAGGCTTGGTGTATAACGCTCCAGCCTATTCAGCACCATCTATACTATCATTACCATCAGGGGATCTATTAAGTTGCGATCTCAGTTTCGACATACTAACGAGTTGGAGTTAACCATGGCACAAGATACAACCGCAGAGAATTTGGCGTTTTTAATCAAGATAGGTCAGATTAAAGATCCAAAGCCAGCAGTACAAGCACCTACAATAGACAAGGAATAATAATGGCCATATTTCTACAAAATAATGTTGGCGTAAAGATCAACTCAGTCGATCTATCTGACCACATTACATCAGTAACACTTACCCAAAATTTTGATGAGCTAGAAGTAACCGCATTGGGCGATACAGCTCACAAATTCGCAAAGGGTCTAGAAGCATCAACCCTGACTCTAGATTTCTTAAACGATTTCGCAGCATCAAATGTTGCAGCCACCCTACAGGCTGCTTACGGCACTACTGTTACAGCTGTATTAATTCCCGTAAAAGGAACAGCAGTTTCAGCGACAAATCCACTTTATACTGTTAGCGTTATCGTTAACAACCTAACACCATTAAATGGTGCGGTCGGAGACATATCAACTCAGAGCATTACATTTACATGTAACTCAACAGTTGTACAAACTATAACAGGCAGCTTCTAAGGAGCAATAATGGCAAAGCTAAAGATCACAAGGGCTAACGGAGAAGTATCTGAACATAAGATTACTCCGGGGGTTGAATACGCTTTTGAAATTAAGTATGGTGCAGGAATCTCAAAGGTTCTACGCGAGCATGAACAGCAAACTCACATTTTTTACCTTGCTTGGGAATGTTTGCGTAGAGCCAATGTAACTGTACCTACCTTTGGTGGAGAATTTATTGATAGTTTAGATACTGTTGAAGTATTGGATGACGAAAAAAAATAATAGGGCGAGATAGTTTTCTTTACACGATTGCACAACTATCGGTAGAGACATCAATCCCGCCTAGGGAATTTATAGACATGGATTCGGACATGATCCGGGCAATAGTCCAAGTCTTACAAGACAGAGCTAAGGAGATTAGAAATGCCAGTAAACGCAACAGGCATTAAAGAAATCCAAAAGGCTCTTAAAGAAGTAGATCCAACATTAAATATTGCTATGCGTAAATATATAAAAGCCCAAATGATTCCTATCCGTAATGATGCTAGAGGATACTTACCTGGCAATACAGAAGTTTTATCAGGCTGGACAAAACTTGCTGGAATTATTGGCCCGATGAAATATAGAGCATTTCCTAAATATGATCAATCTATTGCCAAGGCTGGCATTGTCTATCGTGAAGGTAAAAACCAACGAAATGCAGCAGGATTTTCAGCTATATTCTATGTAGCCAATACAACTGCACCTGGCGCAATATATGAGACTGCTGGCCGTAAGAATCCATTTGGAGATCCTAAATCTGAAAGTAATAATCCTTATGCTGGTAAACAATTTATTGGCGCAGCTGGTGGTCAGTTAAATATGAAGGGTACTGGTAAATCTAAAGGCCGTGCCATATTCAGAGCATGGGCAGAAGATAATAGCAAAGTTATTCCAGCAGTATTAAAAGCAATAAATTATACAGCCACTAAATTTAACAAAGAAACAGAAATTAAGGTAGCAGCATAATGGCCAATTTAGTCGTTTCCGCAGTAACTACATATAATGGTAAAGGTCTTTCCAAGGCTAAAAAAGATATATCAGCTTTTGATAAAACTGTTAATAAATTAGGTAAAACCTTTGCAAGTGTATTTGCAGCTAGAGAATTAGTTGCTTTTGGTAAAAAAGCCGTAAATGCTTTTATGGCAGATGAGGCGGCAGCCAAGTCATTAGAAATGCAATTAAAAAATACTGGTTACGCATTTTCTGCACCAGATGTTGAGTATTACATAGCCAATCTTCAAAAAATGTATGGTGTATTAGATGATCAATTGCGCCCAGCATTTCAGACTTTGCTTACAGCTAGTGGATCAATAACAAAGAGCCAAAAGGCTTTAGCAATAGCACTTGATATTAGTGCGGCAACAGGTAAAAGTGTTGAAGAAGTAAGCGGTGCCATAGCCAAAGGATATACAGGTCAAACCACAGCCCTTGCAAGATTGGGTGCAGGTATTGATAAAACCACTTTGGCATCAGGCGACATGAATTTAATTTTAGATGAAGCTAGTAGAAAATTTTCTGGACAGGCTTTGGCAAGACTTGGTACTTATGCTGGCAAAATGGATCAATTAAAAGTTGCTAGTGCTAATGCTAGTGAAATTATAGGTAAAGATTTATTAGATTCTTTAAGTGCATTTAGCAAAGATGATTCTTTAAGTGGCTTTGATGATTTCCTGAGTGGTCTTGCAACAAAATTAGCGGCATTAGATAAAGCAGTATTTGGATTTCTTTCTAGGTTAGCCGGTATTAAAAAACAAACTACAAATTTTACTTACAGTCTAGGTGCTGGTGCTGGTGCTGATATTGCTAGAGCCAAAGAAGCGGAAATAATAAAGAAAACTAATGCTGCTCGCGCTAAAGAATTAGCCGCACTTAATGCCAAATCAAATGTGGATAAATTAAAAGATAAATTTGATCTTGAAAGAATTAGTTTAATGGCAGCACTTAATGCTGCTACTGACGATGAAACTAAATTACGCCTTAGAGCCCAATTAGCAATCCTTGATAATAACGAGGCTTTGGCTAAGAAATTACTAGCTGAGATGAACGCGGCTGAGGCCGCTAAAGCCTTGGCCGATGCTGCTAAAAAGGCTACAGATCCTTTAGGCGCATTTGGCCGAGCAATATCTGAGATGGTTAGCACTCTAAATATGCAAAACAAAGCCCTGCAAGATGAGAAGATGGGTAAGAGTAGTTACATAACTTCTTCCCCTACATTTACACGCCCTGGCACTACTTACGCACCATTTACAGGATCAATAGGCGAATTGTCAAGCACTCTTAATTTTCTTAATAATGCCGCGCAAGATGAGAAAATTGGCAAAACAAGCAGTTATGTAATTAACATTGATGCTACAAGCATGATAGATCCAGCAAACATGACCAAGGTAGTTCAACAAGCATTTATTGATATTAACAAGAATGGATATTCAACCACACCTGCTGGCCAAGGGTTCTAATGGCAGTACCATCCGTCAAAGCAATAATCAACTTTTCTACCGGAGCATCTTTTGGCTCAGCCATGTTATTGGATTCAGGTGTATTAGATACAAACATTTTGGCTGATTCAACAGCTGTAATTGTAGATGTATCTAACCAAGTTGATTCAATTACAACTCAACGAGGTCGTAACGCATCTGCTGATCAATTCCAATCAGGTAATTTAACTATGCGGATTGTAGATCAAAATGGTGATTTTAACCCACAAAATACTGCTGGCCCTTATTATGGCTTATTAAACCCAATGCGTAAGGTGCAGATTAGTGCAACTTACTTGGGAGTAACTTATCCACTCTTTTCAGGATTTATTACAGGATATAACACCACTACCCCTAAATATGTTGGTGATGTAGTTTATACAACCATTACAGCTGTAGATGCTATGCGTTTATTAACTAACGCCCTTGTAACTACAGTTACAGGCGCGGTAGCAGGTGAGGATACCGGCACTCGAATTGGCAGGGTATTAGACACTATTGCTTGGCCTTCATCCATGAGGTCTATTGCTACTGGTCAAACTACAGTCCAAGCAGATCCTGGAACTGCAAGAAGTGCGTTAGCGGCTTGTCAAACCCTAGAGATTACCGAATATGGAGCATTCTATATTGATCCAAACGGTATAGTAACTTTTAAGAATCGTGATTATTGCACCACAAGTGCTGCTGGCACCCCAATATATTTTAATGATAACGGCACAAACATTTCTTATTTTAATGCCTTTTGGATATTAAACGATGCTCAGGTAGTTAATCAGGCTAGTATCACCGCTACTGGATTGGCTACTCAGACTGCTATTAACCAAGCATCCATTGATAAATTCTTTGTCCATTCCTATACTCAGACTAATCTATTAATGCAGACTACAGCCGATGCTTTGAATAATGCCCAGGCTTATGTGGCTAGTAGAGCTGAGACCACAATTCGATGCGATGCAATTACTTTGGATCTTTATACAAACAATTATGCAGCGGGCACGGTAGCGGCCTTAGATTTAGACTACTTTGATCCTATAAACATTACTACTACTCAACCTGGTACCGGGGCTACAACTTCCAGCATTACCAAGAATCTTCAAATTTTTGGGGTTCAACACCAAATCAGCACCAATTCATGGAAAACGACATTTACCACTTTAGAGCCTATAATAGATGGATTCATATTGGATTCTAGTTTATATGGGTTGCTAGATACCAATACGCTAAGTTACTAAGGAGAAAAATGGCAAAACAGACATTCACGACTGGGCAGGTATTAACAGCTGCTCAGATGACTTCATTACAACAGACAGCTATGTTAGGCGGGGCTGCATCAGCCAAGACCGCAAGTTATGTATTAGTAGCTGCTGATGCTGGTACTGCTATCACTATGAATAGCGCAAGTGCCACAACCATTACAGTTAATACTGCATTGTTTGCTGCTGGTGATACTGTACAAATAATAAATTTGGGTGCAGGAGTTTGCACAATTACAGCTGGCACAGCAACAGTGAATACATCTGCAACTTTAGCTTTGGCACAATATGAGAGTGGAACTTTAGATTTTATCAGCACATCAGCTGCCATATTTATTAAAGGCGCTGGAGCAACTGGTACTACAACTGAAAGTTACAATTTAATAAATACAGGCGGAACAACATTAACTGGTGCTGCCACTTTTACGGTTTCGGGTATTTCAAAAAAAGCTTTATTTCTTTATATTGAAAATGCACAAGTATCATCTGGCGATAGATTGCGTATTACTTTTAATAGTGATACCACAAATAATTATCAATTTACTGGAGCTAGATCATCTGCTGGTGCAGCATATTTGCCATATAGATCAGGCGATGTTGCAAACATTGAGTTTTTAAGAAATGGAACATCAACAACTAATGGCAATTATGCATTTTTACAATTTAGAGGTTGTGATGGAACAGGGTTTAAGCCTTTTGTAGCAACTTCTAATTGTACCGATAGCACTACTACAGGTAATGAATATATTCAATCTGGGTATTACAAAGGAACTTCAGCAATAACAACAGTTCAATTATTTACAAGTTCAGGAAACAACTTTACTGGCGGCACTTTCTATGTATATGGAGCACAATAATATGAAAATAACCTCAAAAGAATTTAACGCTATTACAGGTGAGGAAACAATAACCGAACGTGATGAAACGGCTGCAGAAGCAAAATCAAGATTAGATTTTGTCAAAGAACTTGCAAGTGAACAAGCCCAAGCGCAAGCAAAGGCTGCTGCTAAAGCCGCTTTATTAAAAAAATTAGGAATTACAGAAGCAGAATCGGAGTTATTACTTGCCTAACACATCACAAAAAACAGTTACAACCACAGCTACATTATTAGTTACAGCTAATAGAGCAGATCAGTTGGTTTATCTTCATTCATCATCTGGCACTATTTATTTAGGTAATTCAGATGTAACCACATCAACTGGATACCGCATGGATAATGGCGATAAGTTATCTATGCAATTATCAGATACTGAAGCTCTTTATGGGATTGTTTCATCCGGTACTGCAACCATGATGGTAATGGCAACAATAAATTGACACCCTGGTTATGCAAGGCTGGCGTACAGTTGAGGGAGCAAATCGATGATTGGTTCCCGGATCGGGATCGTAAAAGTGATGGATGGGTGGGTGATAGTCGCCATTCCGCGAGAATCTCTGATCACAATCCAGACACCGATGGGTGTGTCCGAGCCATTGATATTGATTCTGACCTGGGTACACAAAAAGGGCTCTCGTTGTATCTTGCTGACCAGCTCAGGGATCATGCGGAAACCGATAAACGCATATCTTACATAATTCACAAAGGTAAAATAGCAAGCCCCAAAGCTGGATGGGCATGGCGTGATTACAAAGGTATCAATATGCACGATCACCACATACACATCAGCTTCAGCAAACTGGGTGACAAAGACAATACCTACTTTCAGATTCCACTTATAGGGGGAAAAATTGGCTAGTACATATAACATTTTAGTAGATCAGGGTTCAACTTATACGCTTGCTGTTACATATAAAGATTCAAGTGGCACAGCAATTAACCTAACTGGTTACACAGCAGCCATGCAGTTAAGGGAAAACTATGATTCAGCAACTGCAGTTTTGTCTTTGTCAAGCCCATCAAGTGGAATAGTGATTACAGGTGCATCTGGTTTAGTAACTATTACCATGTCGGCTACACAAACTGCTGCTTTATCGGCAGACACTTTCTTGTACGATCTAGAAATTGCATCACCTGCATCTGTTAAAACTAGATTGATTCAAGGCGTGGTGGTGGTATCAGCTGAGGTAACCAAA